TTAATTAATGCGCGGCTGATTTTAACTTTTCTATTGATCCAATTGGTCGTAAGAAATAAAGAAATGAAAGTTTGATTAACACCTGATAATTCAAGATTAATTGAATTTACGCGCAAATCGTGTGATTCTTTTGGCGATGCAATATCCAATAAAGCCGATGATGAATCGTACACCTGGGAACTATGTGTTATATCGTGCGAATAATCGGTTAAATATTGCGGCGTAGAAAATTGAAATTCAACTAAATGGCAAATATTAAAGGCGTCTTTCTGTAACTCCAAAATCGTGTCTGGATGCAATCCCCTGCTCATTTATCGCCCCTTAAAGTGCTTCTATTAAATCAACTTCGTAATTGAATAAATCCTTTCCATTAACGTCAAATTCTTGAATATCATTCGCCAATCGCATCGTGAATGGAACATTATCATAAACGACTATTGTGTTATCGGGTACCGTTTCCCTTAACCCCGGCGTAATGTTTAAAATTCCGCTGCCGGTCAAATCAGAAGTAACCATATAAACTTTCGTGTGATTGTTAAATTTAACAAAATCACCGGCCTTTATTGTACCACTAAAACCATCAACGTTTAAGGCTGTTTCGTCTAATTCACCCGTTTCTGAAGTCAACATTGTTCCCGTTATACTACCGCGTGAACTGCTGATTTCTGTTGGTGTGACTTCAAATGTGCCTAATTGTCCGCCCTGGGATACACAAAACGCATAAACCGGCATAAATGTGTTGCGTGTTAGCGTTGTATATTGAGCCGTAAATTGCCACTGTTGTGAACCTGTCGAGCGCACTTGCATTCGTCCGCTTTTGGTTTCACTTGTAACGTTTCGCGATTTGCTTTGTAAATTGATTGCTGCAAATTTTGGGTTGGTAGGGTAAGACATTATGCAACACCTCTTTGGCCAATGTCATTCATTGCCTGGTTAACTAATGAAACAATCATTCCGCGACGTGAATTTAACAATTCGTCGAATCCTTTTGTATCGTTTGCCTGGATATTAAATGACACATTAACCGGCTTACTTGATGATTGTCCTTGGCCCTTTGTATGGTCAACGACTGATTCATTCGGATGCACCATGGCCATATAACCACCTTTACCATCCATACCACCGGCACGCGCACCAACTCCAGTATAACCACCACCCTCAAAAGATTGCGCCCGGATTTGTGACACGTTAGCCATACCCGCTGCAACTGTTGCCGCTGCTGCAATATAGTTAAACGGTGGCGGGTAACTTGCTAGTGCTTTGGTTGCGCCTGTGTAAGTATTCACAACCGCTTCAGCAATCATAAACGCCTTATTAGCCATAAACGCCGCTTTGTTTTTCTGTGCTAGTCCTGCGGTCAATTTAGTCGCTTGGCCTAGTGCAAACGTGGTTTTCTCTGCTGCGGTTTTCTTCTCAAATTCCGCTAGTGAACGCGCTGCTTCAGTCTGTTTCTGGTTTTCATCTTCAACGGCATTTGTTCCTTCAGTTGCTAACCCTGCCAATACTGCGGATGGTGCATTGTCTGCAACGGCTTGCGCGGTTTCTCGTGATTTGGCTTGAAGGTCATCATACCATTGCATAATCCCTTCGCTTGGTGGGGTCGATGCGCCAAATTCAGCAAGTTTATTTTCTAGTAAATCAATGTCGTTTTGTGCGCTTTCTGCCATATCTGAAAACGCTTGTGCAGCACTTGTTGCAATTGGTTCAATGCCTAACTTTTTTCCGACAAATGAATTTGCAAATGTATTATATAAATCAATCAATTCCTGGAATACTGGCGCAATAGTAGAACCAAATTCAATGATTGCTAATTTTATTTGTGAAACGGCAAGTGATGCTTGAATCATTAATCCATAAACGGTATGGAAAATATCACGAACTTTTGCAAAACCTTCAACCAGGTACTGGGCCGCACGTTGTCCAATGGTGCCAAAATCAGCACTATCCAACGCCGCTTGCCTGAATGAATCCGCTGTTGCCTGGATTATAGGTGAAAAACTTACCGCAAATTGATTTCCTAACCCTTCAAACACTCCACCGGCACGCGTAACCGCATCATTAGCCGCTTCAACTTGCGCTGTTTCAATGCGTGACATGGCCAATCCAAGGTGGTCGGCCTCTGCTGCCATTGCATTTAATCCGCTTTCACCCAATGCCAATGTGTTAACTAATGCGGCACCTTTGGCCCCGAATATCTCGGTTGCATAGCGCACTTTGTCCGCGTGGGTTTCTACGTTTCCGAATGCCTTTGCAAGCACATTCATTTTTTTATCAAGTGGAAGTTTGTTTAATTCGACCGCATTTAACCCAAGGTCCGCAATTGTATCTTTGGCAATGCCTGAACCGTCCGCCGCTTCAGAAATACTTACCGTCATTTTCTGCAACGCTTTGTTCATGGTTTCGGTTGAAACGCCCGTGATTTCTCCGGCGTGCTGTAACCCTGCCAGTGCTTCAGTCGTTACCCCGATTTTATCGGCTGTTTTGGCTAGTGCATCAAGTGATTTCATTGACGCTTTTGTCAGTGCAATCCCTGCTGCGCCGGCTGCGGCTGCTGCAACTCCGCCAACTTTTGCAAGTCTGCCGGTCATCTTCGCCATGCTTTTCGATGCGCCCGAAATACGCTTATTCAAGGAACTAAAAGCACGCGCGGTTTTATCTTTACCGTTAATATGAATATTATATTCGGTTGCCATTATTTTTGTTCCTCGAAATAAGCAATCCAACCCATGTATTCACGCACGTCCATTTGATTAATTTCTTCAACTGTTTTGTGAAGTTGAACGGCTAACCAATAGCGAAAACGCAAATCTGGGTCGGTTTTTAGTTTCCCGCTGCATCCTCTTGTTCTGGATCGTTTTCATTAATATCATTAACGATTCGAGCCATAACATCTGGATCAACTTGGCGCATAAGTTCTGACTTATCCACTTTCTTAAATATTGGACGGCCTTCAATATCGACCAAACGATAAATTAAAGTCAGTGCCATCGCTTCAGCGGCTTTGCCATTATTCGCCGCGTGCATGATTTCACCCAACGATTGCAAGTTAATGCCAGGTTTTACGTAAACCGTTTCGCCCCATTCAGGAACATCCAGTTTGCGCGCATCCGCTGACATTTTCTTTTTATAATGGCCTTTCGCTTTCTCTAAAATTGACATATTAAAACCTTATATTGATTAGTGTTACCCAATCATTATACGGTGGTTAATGTCAATGCGCCAGTACCTTGGAAAGTATAAGTTGCGCCAACAATGTCATCCATTGCTGCTTGGCGTGAAACATTGGTGATAATTACCGAACCACTATAATATGAAATAGTGTTCGCGTCACCTGTGTCACCTTCAGGATATAAGTTTAATATAACTTCTGATCCAACTGTCATTGAACCCTGTCCATCTGTGTCAGTTTCATCCCAATGGCATTCAATTGTGCCGCTGAATGTAGTAAGACTTGGAAGATATGTGCGCGCTGAATCGCCCATTGAAGTAGTTTCAACGGTATCTGCGTTCTCCTCAACTGAATAACTTTTAACTTCCGCAATGGTATTTGCACCGATTTTAACAATGCCTTCTGAACCTTTGTGAACTGCCATTTTAAATCACCTTTTATTTTGGAACCGATTGGTTCCCTTCTTCGTTTAAATAAATAATAGTCAAATTCATGGTCGCTCTTGCAACTGGAACTTCACCATCACCGTCAAAATCAACGTCAACAGTTGAAACAATAACGTCTTTTGCATTACCCGCTATTGTAACATCATTATAAATTTCACTTTCTATTTCATCACAAATTTTGTCAATTGTGTTATCTGTGTTTTGATTTGCCGCAACATAGATTTCAACGGTTAAATTCAAGTTTCTTTCAATTGTTCTTGGGCTAGTCATCGAAATATATTCTGATGATTCATCCTTTGTATAAATACATAATGCCGGAAGTGCCACTTGCGGGAGCGCATAAACGCGACTTGTAAAAACATTACTTCCCGTTGTGGTCAATCCTGTCAACCTGGTTACTATTGCCTGGCGTATTGTCTGGCGTAAGTGCATTATTCTTTTTCCAACTGAATTTCAGTCATACCAGTGCCGTCCGGCATGACTACGCGTATATAATAAGTAATCCCTTCTATTACCAGGGAATCACCATTAATCGCGTCTGATACGTCACTGGTTCGACAATGGAACCGTGGTTTTTGTAAAGCAAAAGGAACCGAACCACCAAGTTCAACTTCCTCAAACTCATTGTCTAAAATGCCTTTTATTGTCACCGTGTTTCCGGCGTGCGTATAGGCTGCATCAACACCAAAGTCATTAAGCATTATTAGCCTATCATTTGCGGATTCAACTGGCATTTCAGATCCTTATTTTTTACGTGTTTTACGTGGTTTTGTAACGCGTGTTTCTTTCTTTGGTTCTTCTTCAACCACATCTTCAACAACTTCTTCAACTAATACTTTAGTCGGTGTATTGTCTGGTTCAATTCGACCAATAGCCAATAAATGCTTGGCTGTTTCTTCTTGAAATTCTGCCGCTGTACCTGGGTTATAAGTAACACCATTTGCGCGGAATCTTTTTAATACTAAATACTTCATGTTCTTCCCCTTGCTAAATTGAGCCGGTGAATTTACACCGGCCCACAACTTAGAGTTTAACACTCAATTACGCGCCGTCGTTACCGAAAGCAAACGATTGAGCGTGACGAACTGCAACATCCATCATTTGACGCGCTGTGATACGAATCAAGCCGCTTGGAGCGTTTGAATACGGGTCAACAATCAATTCAAGTCCGCCAAATAGGCCAACTAATACGTCGCTAAAGTTACCGAAATAAAGGTTTCCGGCTGTCGCTTGGTTTGTATCAATTGCATTATAACCATTGATTGTTTTACCAGGTTCAACAACAAATTGTGCTGTGCCTGATGCTTTTTCAGTAGTTTTTAATGCACCGTACATTGAAGAAGGCAAGATATAAGCAAGGTTGCCCATTAATGCGTTATCTTCTGCAACGGCTGTTTCTAATGATACAACTTCAGCGAATGTTGGGTTTGCTGCTGCGAAGTTGGCAACTTGGTTAACGCCTACGGTATTCAAAATACCAGTAGGTTGACCGTTTGATCCTGTGCCTTCTAACGCTGCTAAATCCATAGCAATTGCAATTGATTGCGCTAAATCTTCACGGATAAGGTTTTCAATATCAAGTGATGATTGTGCTAAAAGTTGCGTTGTAACGTCGGTAAATGCACCAACTGTTTTTGGTGAAAGTGTAATTGCTGAAGCGGTCATTTCTGATTCGCTAACTGCTGAACCTTCGCCAACCCATGATGCTGAAGCGGCTGTTGCTTTCTTAGGAATCTTAACATCACCTGTTAAGCCTGAAAGTACAGTTGCGCCGGCTGCCATAACTGAAGATTTGTTGCGTAATACGTCAACGAAATCACCGCCACGGAAGTCATCTGCAAATAATGCTGATTCATCGCTTGAGTTTAAATCACGCTTGTAAGAATTCAAAACGTCTGCCGGTACGATAATACCTTGAGTGTTGCGGCCAGTAGCACGTGAACACTCAAATTCAAACGCTGCATCTTCTTGTGCGCGACGGTCATGTGGATTCGCTAATGCGCGAACTGCTTTAACAATCGAGAATTGACGAACTTCTTTTTCGCTCATACCGATGTTTTGCGGCTCTACTGCGCCTTTTGAACCAACTGTGTCAAGTAACTCACTGCGGAAATCTTCAATTGAACGACCTTGTGCAACGGCTGTTTGTGCCATTTCAACTTGGTTATGGCGTGCGCCTAGTTCAAAAATTTTCGCTGCGTCTTGTTGTGCAGATTTTTTGGCCTCTGCTTCAATAGCCTTAATGTCTAAATCTGACATAGTATTTTCCTTTTCTTTAGGATTTAAATTAACATTATTGCGAATTGAATCAGAAGAATCACTTTGAACATCTGTCACAACATCATCGCAACGGCCTTCAACAACTGTCACATCGTCAATGGCGCGATTAACTCCAACATCACTATCCGCGGGTATACTAACAATACTTACTTCATGGATTTTGTAATCAATCACGCGGTATTTACCGCCTTCTTCTTTCTTCATTTTATTGACTGTATATCCGATGCTTACATTGCTACGGATGCCGTCAACAACATCAAGAAAAACTTCATTTGCAAGTGTACCTCGGCCGAATCTTACAACGGCGCGCAATTTACGTTCTTGTTCATCAAGTTTCACTGATTCGATTTTACCAATTTGTTTTTCCATATCATGGTCCAACAATAAAGGTGCATTACCACTTGCCAAAAATTCCAAATCAATTGAATCCTTAGTGTGGTCTAAAATTTCCGTTCCAAAGTTTCGTTCAACTGGCTTTTCTGAACTTACTGACAATTCAACGGTTCGCGTTTCTTCGTCTAGTACATTTCGGCCCATGGTAATTGAACGGTGCTGAACTTCTTCAATAAATCTTGATTGTTCAACATTATCTTTTAAATCTTTTTCGACGTCAATTTGACGTTCATCATATGACATTGTTTTTTCCTCCAACGCCGGTTCAAATTTTAGGGGTTCATATCCCTTATCATCCAACCATTCTAATGCATCATCTACTGACCAACTGTTTTTGTCAAATCTAATGCTTTGAATTTCACTTGTGCCTTCGTTTAATCCAAGTATAACATGAATCCTTTTTCTAAGTTCATCGTTCATGCGTCTAAAGCCTTCATACTTTTCTGGCTCTCGTATCCTTGCTGCATGTTCATTTGGGTATGGTCTTTCCTGGTAACTTCTGTCCATCTGTTCAACTAAACGTTCGGACCATTTAAAACCCGCATCACCGCCCCATAATAACCAGGCAATTGTGAATGCATTTTCGCCGCCGTCGTTTTCCTTTTCGCCGTAATGCTCTGCATAGTTGCTTTGGTGCCTTGAGAAATACGAAAACATTCGTTTAATTGTGCGGTCCGATAAATCCTTGGCGTTCATAATGTCACGCGCACGCGCTACACCAACCGCCGTTCCGCCTCTGCCATACTTGCGGCGTAGTTCCAAACCACGTTCCGCATTGGCTTGCATTTCTTTATTCGGTACCGTCATCTTCTTCACCTACCACTGGCATGAATTGCGCGTTGTATGGTTCTAGTTGGTAATCAACACCAAATTGTTTCATTAGGTCTTTATCACGTCGAATCTGTGCAAGTAATTCTTCCACATCTTTTCCGTATTGGGCCGCTACATCTTGCAACGATAATATACCCGCACGCATACCGTTAACGGCTGCGGTCATTTCTTTCTGCGGGTCAACCCAACTCCATGCACGTCCGCGGAACTCTGCCGAATCTGCAAACTTATCATATGCCGCCAATGGTATTCCAAACGATTCAACTTCCATTGCTGATTCCAACCATGCTTCATATATTGGGCGCACGAAATGCGAAATCATAATTCCCTGAATATTTCGGTAATAATCACGTTCTTCCAATGCGCCTTGGCGAATTGATGAATAACTGGTTGCTTCAAGGTCATTTGAAATTGATGTATAACTAACACCCAACCCCGACGCAATACCTTTTAATACTGATTTATGAAATGAATCAAATTCGTTTGATGGAAATTGTGGGTCGAACATCTGAAGATTAACGCCTTCAGGTAAACTTGCAAATGTTCCTGGCTCTGCCTCCATAATTGGAACCTGGCCTTCGTAATCATCTGCTGCAAATCCATCACCCGCCGGACTTGTGAAAAAACCCATTTTACTGGCACCAACTCGCGCGTTTACAATAGCCGCCTCTCTGAATGCTTGTAATTGTTTCAATGCCGGTAATGCTGAACTGGTCCATGGTTCGCCACGTGTTTGGCCCGCTCTTAATGGTAGATGTAAATGAATCATTCTGTCCGCCGGAACTCGAACGTGCTTTGGTGACTTGCTAAATGTTGCGTAATCATAATCACCTGTGTGATATGTCAACATATGATAAGCAACCGGACGCCGGTATTTGTCTAGTTCAACACCCATTCGAATGTCGTTACCGTTTGGCAATTTCTCGTTTTTGTCGTGGTCGATGTAGTCGGCCTCTAAAAACTGCAGTGAAAACGAATCTTTAAAATCATTTGAACGGTGTTTTAAAATAAACACTTCACCATCACGCGCCCATGTTTCAATCACTAATTTCTGCGCGTCAACAAATGTCATCTTACCGTCAACGGTACAATTGCCGAACTTACACCACTTTTTAAATGCCTTTTCAACCGCATCATTGCCAATTACGTCAAGATTTCCGCCGGAATCAAGGTTTTTAACCTGCAATGTAAAGCCTTTTTCACCCACAACATTAGTCTTTAACAACTCCAAATAACGCTTCACATACTCATTATTTCGGGCTAAATCGCGACTTCTTGCGCGCATTTCGGCAATAACCGGGCGCAATTCACTATCTGGGGAGCGGTGTGAACCAACAAAATCAGAATAAATGCGGCCCGCACTTGCTGCGTGATAACTTCTTTTTTTCGGCTGCGGTTTATCTTTGCGTAAAAAATCAAATAATGCCATTAGAAACGCACCTTTATAGTTGAACCGGACTTTTTGCCGTTCTTAATTGCTAAATCGTTGCGGTATTTAACCACTTCTTTTTTGTAGTAGTCACGCGCGTCGATTAATTCTTGGAATGTCATTTTGGTTAATGAACGGCCCGCCACGGAATACGATGAAACATCGCTGTCCGCTTTACCTTGTAAAATAGTTTCAATTTTACCAACCATAATTTCGGCGTGGGTTCTTGGATCTGCTTTATTTAAATCCAGGTCAACCCGAATGGTTACTTCACCGGTTTGTAAAACCGTTCTGTTGCCACTTGATATTTGTTCAACTTCCAACTGCCAGTGATAAACACCTGGATTGTAATCTTCACTTACATCACTTGTTACAGTGAATAAGTGAACACCATTATCATTAGTTGCAACAACATTAATTTCCGAACTTCCGCCGGCTGTAATTCGTGCGACATAAGTTAAATTATATTCTGCCGGTGGATAATCATTGGATAGGTCCGGCCTTTTCCACTGGCCAAAATCACCAACCGTAAAAACTTCCGGTTCGCTTGTTGGCGCATTCGCCGAATCAAATATATTTGCCATTATCACCGCCACGAATTAATAAAACTGCCAGGCCTTTTGGGAATTGGTCTGGCTTGCTTTTGTTTGATTTCTTTTTCAACTATTTTGTCCGATTTAATATTTTTTTCGGCTAAACTGTTGACATTTACCCCAATGATAGCATATGCCGCAATAGAATACACCATGCAATCCAATGCTTCATTTCTTGGGCGTATTTTAACATAAGTGCGTTTCTTAAAACCCTTGTGATACCTTGTGGTTGCTTTTTCTGCGGTCAACTGTTTAAAATATTCGTCATCAAGTGCATCCGAGAATCTAACATAACCCGGCGCATCCTGTTCAATTTTTAACCTGGCAAATATTAAATCCTTTACTGTATCAACACCAACCGGAAATAATGGGCATTTTGCCACGTTGTTTTTACTGGGTCGGCCCGCAATGGCTTTACCATCTCCGCCAATACCTTTTATTGCAAAAACACGGCGTCCAAAATTCTTTTTACAATATTGGTAAACGGAATTTGTAAAGTGACCACCTGAATCCACGCAAGTTGAACGGATAATCATTTCACGCCCATCTTCGGTTTCGTATGTTTTAAATAAATGGCTGTCTAATGCTGCCCATAATTGTGGCGTACTTGGGTCGCCGTATAAAGTTTCATGTTTTAATACAATGGAAATATCGTCTTTCATCCAACCAATTATCGACAATTCCAAGCGATTGTCCTGGACATCAACACCGCAAGTTAATAAAACAACTTCTTCCGGTACTTTTGGCGTTTCTTCTCTACGTTCTGCCAGGCTAGTATCTTCTAATTGTTCACCTTCATCTTCAAATGT